TTGAATAATTCTTTTCGCTTACTATCTCACCTTTTAAACTATTATATAACTCCTTTGTGTTATTCTTTCTGCTCTTGGATAGATTTGACCTTGACTGCTGAATTACATAGTCCCTAAATCGTTTTATTAAAGCCTCTGTGTTCTTCAATTCCATTAGCAAATACTCATATCATTTGGAACAATAATATCAAATGTTAGTGTCCAGCCTGCCACCTTATTTTCAAACCTATCTGTAAATGGTTCGCACAATGGATCGCCTTCAAGCTGCACTAAATTGGTAAATAATTCACCACGTTTTAAACTGCTTATTAATCTTTGTGCTATTGCCAACTGCTCATTTAATACATCTAATAGATTATCATTATTTTCAAATAAATCGATGTTGTCTTCTTTACTTATATCAACGAGGTCCATAAACAAAATAGAAATATTATAATTGCTTACATATTCTTTGGGACTTGCATTGTTAACAATGATATGGGCCAATGAATAAATAGTTTGTTTGGCTAAATCAACTTCAAAGATGTCACCAGTAGTAACCGTATTGACAAAGCCTGTATCTTTAATATAATCCCTTAACTTATCAATAACGTAATAAAATCCGTTCATTATCTATTTTGTTTAATCATTTTCATTTCTAATTCATTCTTTTGCTTCTCAAAACTTAAAAACATTAAGCATTGATTAATGGAAAGTTTGGTAATTTCATCAAATCGTCTAACATCTCCCTGTGATAAGGCATAGATTGAAGAATACCAACCCCATCGCTTCCCAAATTGTGCTTGTTCACTAAACTCATTGGTTTGCTCTCCTCCAAAAAGGCTATCGTATTTTTCAATAATTCTCGACCTAAAGTCCAAAAAAAAACCTTACTACTTAATACTACATCCATTGGAGCATCAAGCATTAATTCAGAATACTTATCACTTCCCTCATAGTCTTCAATCAAGTATTTATTACTTAATTTTTGTTTAATTGGTCTGTAAAGAATGGCCATACTTTTATGAGAATCCTCCCAATCAACAATATAACCATCCAAATCCATGTACTCACCACTCGACATATCATTTAGGTTCGGAATAAATCCAAACTCTGTACCATTTAAATTAAACTTTGTCACTAAATCAGGTATTTTTTTAAACAAATCAGCAATCTTATTTACTGCATAATTTAAATCCTGCTGCTTCATCTTGGCCACCACAAATAAATCAACATTGCAAAATATCTGAACCATCTTTTGGTTTAGAAATGTACCTTCCTCATTCTCGCTTGCTATCTTAACAAACTTCTGATATTGGCTTAATTTAATTTCACTTAATGATGTCGGAATTAATATTTTAACCTTCATAGTGTATAAACGTAAATTGTTTGTTTTTGTCTTAATAAATATGATAGTTACCTTGATTTGGATTATCTAAATGGTATATAATATTATATCTAATCGCATCTATTATATGATTCCAAGCATCAAGGTATAGTTTAGATGCTTTATTTAAGTATACATAGTTGTTAAATTCTTTGGCAATGTTTTGTGATTGTGGATCAACTATAATTTGGTAATCTTGCATCCTTACAATTCCCGATTCAATAGTCCCTTTCTTTACCGGTTGTATATTTATTCCTTGATAACGCAAGTCATCTATTAATCTTGGCTCTGCTGAATCAGCAATGATTAAACCATTGTTGCATTTCTCTTTTATAAGTGATGCAAGAATATGTGTCTTTAATCCACGTTCATATATTACCTCTTTAACATAGATTATCTTTCTTGCTTTATCAATGGCAACTTCAGCCAAAGCATCAGGATCAATTGAAAAACCAAAGTCCATGCCATAAGATGTTTGTAATTGATTCGGATTAAACTCGCCAAACTTCCAATTGGTAAACACAACTCCTTCAGCCTTATCTAACCATCCACCTAATATTGTATGCTGATATTTTTTAGGATTTGTTTCTTTTAAGTTTTCAATTTGAAAAATAAATGAATCAGATAAATATTTTTCATTGTCTTTATAAGTTGTATGAATATAAGTAGTATCTTTTTTTATTAATGAGGACCCAGCATCCACTCCTTTATTTTCAAAGAATCTTTTGTAAATAAAATGCTCTTTGGTTACAGGGTTTAATATTAGAATTACCCTATTCTGTTTTGTGTTATGCCTAACAGATAAATCAATCTTATCAAATACATCTTCATCAACTAATTCTTCAGCTTCATCAAGTACAAATGTAGTAACTCCAGCCAATGACTTTAAATTTGCCGTTTGCGTTCCACTTGATGTTTTAATACCTTTAAATATTATCCTTGAATTAGTTTGAGTATTTATAATCTCATCCTTTGTGATATAAAAATGGTCCTGCAATCCTGCCGTTTCTATCTTGTCAGTAAACTCTGGAATGATTGACACGTGAGCCGATGTAAGTGTGTATCTTGTAAATAGTATTACATGACCTACTTCATACGTTAGGAGCAAAAGGAATGAGTTTAAAGCATACGATTTACCTGAACCACGACCACCAGTTATTACATAGTATCTTGAATCAGAATAAAATAATGGCTTATATTTATCATTTAATTTTATCACTCAAATTTGACAATGTCTTTGATGTCGAAATCGTTTATCGTGTGCGTATTGTTTTGATCAATTACTTGCTTTGGCATACCATACCTATATTGTAACCAAGTCTTAATGGCATTAGTATCACCATCTTCAATTCGTTCTGCTAACTTAATCCATACAGCTTCAGGAACCTTAACTAAATCCATAGTTTCAATTAATGAAATTACTTCATCTTTTTTTAGTCTTCCCGAATTTGGTCTGGCACCTCCTCTTTGTTTTTTTATCTCTTCCATTGAAAAAAATTGAAATCCAAATTAAAATTTAATTCCTACTGCATTTGTATTTTTATCAATCAAATCAATTTCTTGCTGATTGTTATCGTAATGGATATCAATACCTAATCTTTTAATGGTTTCCCACTTCATTTTTCCATTAGTGAAATAGACCTTTGATTTTGGGATGCCTAATTCATCTGCAACTTTATAAACTTCTGACGATGCTGATTCTTGCCTTCTTGTAATGATATAAACATCCTTTCCTTGAGTTATTAATCTCTTGGCTAATGTTTGCCCTCTCTTTGTTGATAATGTATCATCAAAGTCAAAAGAAACCTTATTGGCTTCAGCTGCATACTCACCTTTGGAGATTATTGCTACATAAACTTCTGTTGCTTTCTCTTTGGTATCATAAATACAATCACCTGTACCTACTTTCCATTTCCCATTACTGCATTGAATTACTGGCATTATATTTCCTCTTTAGTTTCATGCTCCATGTAGACTTTGCGTAATTTACCTATTATATCTCTCCAGCATGAATCACATGATGTTTGTTGTAACCTAACATTAAAGACATTAAAATAAATATTAGATAAATCAGATTGAATCATTGGTGTTATGCTTTCATAATTTTGACCAAAGAATTGATCTAAATATTGATAGTCCTCAATTGATAAACATTGTGGATTATTGTATGGAAATAGTTTATTTAATATTTCCTTTCTTTTGTCGCATCCACAATCAAATCCTATTGCTTCTGCTAATTTGTCAACTCCAGCCTTAATGCCAGTTGCTTCTGTGAACTTCTCTATTGAATCTCCAAGTCCTTGTGATTTTCTTTTGCCCATTGTTTTAATTTGTTTTTACAATTTCTTATTGTGTTATAAATTGATGTAAATGATATGCCTGATTCCCTAGACATTTTACGCATTGATATTCCTTTTTTTAAATAAACTGAAAATAGCATCTGGTCGTAATAGTTCCAAGTTGCTATGTAATCAAAATAAGGTTTAGTTGATTCGATAATTAAATCATCTGTTAGGTAATCTGAAATTAGGTATTCAATCTCCTTTGTGAACTCTACCTTAATTATTTTTACTCTTGATAAATCAGCAGTTAGGCTTCGTAGTGTGTAATAGAAATAAGCCTCATTTATTTCTTTATTCTTTTCTAAAATCTTAATGTATGCTTCTTGAACTATGTCCTCTGCATAGGTCAACTCGCCAAACTTACGAACAATGTTAATCCAATGTCGATGTCGCTTAACAAGATGGTCTATTGCGTTCACTTTATATTTTTTAGAACTAGGTTTTTAGTAATTCGTGATTTATGTACCATAATGCTTTTTCTAAATCTTGCTTCTTATTTCCTTTCTTGTCTGCTCTTAAAATATATTTAATCGAGTTTCCAAGATTAAAATTAAGATTAAAAGAATCAATTATATCAATTACTTCAATTCCATTGCTTTGATAATGTTTTGGGTGATCTATTAAATTATTACTCATGCGCAAAGTTTAATAAAAATTTATTGCAATTCCAAATAATCCTTAATTTTTTTTGTTTGTCTATAAGCTGGATATGATGATCCATTTTCCATTAAGATTCTATTCTTATTTATTTCAAGACTAAAATTTAAATCCAAGTAAGTAGCACAATCAATTTTAATTTGTCGTGTTGGATATTCTAACATCTTATCTATCCATTTAATCGCATTCCTATGATTTTCTTTCAAATCTCATTTGCTTTAAACTTTCTAATTAGTTCAATGCAATCATCTAACCTTCTAACAATCGTGTAATAATATCCATGTGCAAGTGCTATTTGCTGGAATGCTTTTTGATTTGGTTGTTGGCTTCCCTTTTCAATTTTAACTTCGACAAATAAACCTTTCCAATTCTTATTTGAGATCATCCAAAACATATCAGCCACTCCAGCTTTAGCACCTTCCATTTTTAATTTGATTGCGACTAACCTATGCCTTGCACCTCCGTTGGGAATGGAAAAATAATAAAAGTCTTGCGTAAAATCTAACCAATGACAAATGGCTACTTGTAACTTATGCTCATATTCATTTCTCATTTATGTTATTCATTTAAATTAAATCTATCTGCTTTTGCTTCAAGTTCTCCAGTACCCATATAAATCAAGTGCATTCTTACTTCTTGCCAATAGCTTATATCTTGGTTTAATTCTATTAGAGTTTCCATGATCTCATATACGCACATCAATGCGCATTGTTTAATCTGAAAATCATTAAAATCATATGCAAATTTGTCTGTTAATTGCATTGCTTTGCTTTGTGGTGTCATTGTCTTGTTATTTTAAGTGGGTATTCGGAAATTCCGAATTTGTGTTTTGTAAGGTTCTAACCTTAATTTTTTAAAATGTTATCAGGCTATTGCCTTATGATTAGCCTACCATGAGATGTATATAATCTCAAATCAATTGTATCAGTAAATATATCTTCATCAGAATCAATTCCAAAATTATTATTGATTATTTTTTTTTCTAATGTCTGATTATTTTTATTTGATAAATAATAAGCATAGCAAATTAATGCCAGCGTAATTCCATAAATTAGTTTTTTTTTCATTTTATAAACATGATTTTAAAATTTCGTAACAAAGTAATCTAGGTATTTTACTTCTTTCATAAGCATTAGATAATCCTTGAGTTCCAGTTCTTGATCCTCTTGGAGCTTCATCATGACACGCTTCTCCATTTTTACATATTGGTCTTGGATTCCAAAAGATATTATTAGTCCAAATGTCAGTTGGTTTCATTCTATCATCTCCATATTGACAATAACTAATAGTTTGTCTTGGCAAGTTTTTCATAAAATCCATTTTTCTTAATAATCCTCTTGGGTTTTCAATAAAGAAATATTTGGGTTTATAAAAATTAATTATCTCAATTGTCTTTTTTGCTATTTCAATTCCAAGTTTAGCACTTTCGGTCTTTGGAATATAACCTTTGTCCCCCCCCCCCAATGATGACCTAATGATGCTACACTAAAAGCAGTACATGGAGGACTTGCCCATATAACATCAGGAATAAAATCTATATCATTTGGATTAAATTCCAAAATATTTTTGACATACGATATATTTTCAAAGTCATTAATATCAGATGATAAAACTTTAAATCCCATTCTTTCAGCTATTTTCCCAATAGACCTACTTCCAGCAAATAACTCTAATATTTTCATTATTCGTTAGGTTTAATATTTCCTTCTTGATCAATATGACAATCAAATGTAACTAAAGAATTGATAAATTTAATATAACCTTGAGTTTTACAATGCAATTTCCTTTCTTCAACATTTTGAATATTAGAATACTTTTCCCAAAGATCAATTTTTTCTTCCCTTGAAATTGTAGGTATTTTAAATTTTTCTAAATAATCAAATAGGATTGATAAACCACCAGCAATAAACGTAAATTTTTTATTATTTTGTTCGCATAATCTAATTTGCTTGGCATACTCATTGGCTGTATCAATTGCTTGCTTCTTTAATTCTTGATCACTAGGTTTTTCTTTCATTGGTTCTATTGGTTTAGGTAAATTTTTAATTTCTTCTCTTGAATAATCTAAATAAGCATTCATAATTCTACCAAAGTATTCGCAAGAAAAATTCTCATAACATTTAGCATCTACATTTAACTTACCAGCTACTGCCATTTCAAATGCTAGTTTTATTTCTTCACAGGTATTATTACCAAAATTAGATTTAACAAAATTGGTTAATACAAACTTTTCTTCTTCAGTAGGTAAATTGTTTCCACGTAAGCCAACCAAAAGCATCGAGTAACGTAATGCTTGCTTTATCGTATCTTCGTTGCTTACACGCAAAGTATGGTCTACCTGTGCTTGTTGTATTGCAATTGCGTTACCACTTCCGTAATGCTTCCATTCTTGCTGCACTAGTGCCAAGTTTTGGTTCATTGTTTGAATTTCCATTGTTGTTAAATTTAGTTTTGTTTGAGATCCAAGTTTTTATTCTTCTTTCAATATTAAAAAATTTTTCTAATTCCCATCTTTCCTTTCCTGATTTATTTTGTTCAGTCCAGTAAGCATAGAAATTATCATAGTCATCACCTAATTCAAAAATATGTGGAGTTATTATATCTATTAACTTTACTTTACTTTCTTTTACTTTACTTAACTTTACTTTATCAGCGTTACGAACATGTTCTGAACGTGTTACATTTTCGGTAACTACTTGATTTTCACGCCATTCAGAAATTCGTTTTGCGTTTTTTTCTTTAGAAACTTGATACTTTTTACTAAAGTTTAGTAATTGTTTGTTGAAAGTTTCACCATTGTTTGAAGAAATTAAATCAATTTGTTCCATAAACTCCCAAACTTTTTCTAATTTTTTACCAACATTTAACTGATGTTTTAAAACATTTGTCTTTATTGGTTTTTCTTGTAATGCAAGTTTTTCTAATAAAGTATAAAATAATCCAAGACCTTCATACCCATATTGAAGATATAATTCAGTAATTTTTTCATCGTTAAATGAATTAGAATCATGCAGATAATATTTCATTTTTTAAAAATAAAAAAGCCAGTCTGCGTAGGAGTGCAAAACTGGCTTTGGTTATTAAACCTTATTAATTACCCAAGAACTCCTACCCTCTTGGACAATTATATTACAAATATAAGAATTAAATCTCATTCCAATCACTAACTCGCTTCATTATTTTATAATCATTTGTAGATTTTAATAATGCTATTGCTTGATCAATGTCAGAATTAATAGGATTTATAAATTTTAAACTTGGTTTATTATTTACCTTTTTTTCCCACATATATCGGCTTATATGTTCGCAAGTTTTGTATAAATACTTTTGCGTTCCCTCTGATTTAATAAATCTTTGAGTTACACCCATTTTTCTAGCCATATCATTGAACCAGTGTGATGTAAATTCATTTGGCATTTGTGCTAATACTTGATCTAATACTTTCATTTTTTTGTTTGTTTAAGTTTATTTAATTTAAGTTTTCTATAATCTCTTTGCAATTCAAGGATCAGATAAATCTGCCATTCATTGTATGTTAATTTTTTCATTGGTTATAAAGTTTTGTGATTAATTCGACAACTATTGCAAATATCCAGCATGATATGATTCCCACAATTCCAACCATCGTAAGAAATTCAGCTATCTCGCATGAATTATTGGACTTCCCTTGCTTTCTCATCTTGCATTTGTTTAGCTATTAACGCAACCTCTTCCATTACTTCAGGATACTTTACATATCCTTCACCTTTATTCCTTGTGTTCCAATACACAACTTGCTGGACATTTAAAACA